AAGAAGCTATTGAGGACAATCTTTATGATCGTCTTGCTTCTCGCTATACGAAAGCACTGGCTCGTTCGATGGCTCAAACTAAGCAGATCAAAGCGGCTGCAATTCTGAACAATGCGTTCTCTGCTACGGGCGGTAACGCTCTTGGTGACGGCGCAGCACTTTGTTCAGCTTCACACCCGTCTTTGTCCGGCAACCAGACCAACCTTCTGACGACTGCGGCAGATCTCAACGAAACCTCTTTGGAGCAGATGTTGATTGATGTTGCAGGATTCACCGATGAACGTGGTCTTAAAATTGCAGTTCGTGGAACGAAACTTATCATTCCAAAAGAGCTTCAGTTTATTGCAGAGCGAGTTCTTAACTCAAATCTGCGTAGCGGAACTGCTGATAACGACAACAACGCAATGAAGAACATGGGCATGTTGCCAGACGGTGCAGTGGTTAACCACTTCCTGACTGACACAGACGCCTTCTTCATAAAGACTGACGCACCAAACGGCTTCAAGTTCTTTAACCGTTCACCAATTAAGACCGCCATGGAAGGCGATTTTGATACAGGTAACATGCGGTTCAAGGCCCGTGAGCGTTATTCCTTTGGCGTAAGTGATTGGCGTTCTGTGTTCGGTACTCCCGGCGCAGCGTAAATCAGGTCATCTTGACAAATTAAGGGGCAGCTTCGGTTGCCCCTTTCTTTTTTATTGCTCCTGTTGTATTGTTATCTCATCCCTGACAGTTGCATTGGGCGACTGACTTAACCCTGACAGGAGATTCTCATGGGTAATTCTACGTTTAGCGGACCAGTGCGTTCAGAAGGCGGCTTTCAGGTTGTTTCTAAAAATGAAACAACTGGTGCTTTTACAACTGTAGCGAACACGGCTTCAACAGGCATTGTAACAAACAAATTCGTAAAGCACGTTGGCTTTGCATCTGGAGTTACAGTAAACACAACCGCAGGCGACAGCCCCACGATTGGTGAGTTCACACAGCCCGCCGATACAATCATCACTAACATTAAGATTTTTTGTGACGTTGCTCCAGTTATTGGGGAAGGTGATATTGGTTACGAAGTTGGTACATCGTCTTCTGGCTCACAAATTGTTGCGACTCAGGCAGACGAAATCTTGGATGCTGGTACAACCGTTGTTGTACACAACGTAACGGTGACTGCATTAGTTCTTCAGACGCAAGATGGCACGACAGCGCCAGCCTCTGTTCAGTATACAGACGCCGAAAGAACTATCTTCTGCAACATCACTAATACAGTTAATGCGACAACAGCAGGATCGTTCACATTTATCATTGAGTACGTTCAGATTGCGTAATTATTAATTTGGTGGGGTTAACGCCCCACCCTTTATTATAGGAGATTAATATGGCAAACTCTGACGTACAAGTCCGATTTATCCGAGACGAACAGGCGGCAGACCCAAACGGTGTTTCAACGATAGCCGCTGTTGGTAACAACGCCGCATTAACAATTAACGGGGCATTGGCTTCTGGCGGTAGCGTTACAAACGCTTCAGGCAGACAGGTAACAATCTTGTCCGCAGGCGACGATGACGGTATTTCGTTTACCATAGTAGGGACTGATGTAAACGGCGCTTCTCTTACTGAAAGCCTTACAGGGGCCGACGATGGAACCGCAACTAGCGCTGGTTTTTTTAAAACTATTATAAGCATAACCGCCGTTGGTGATCCTGCCGGAAATGTAACTGCGGGTATTAACGGAAACGCTGCTGATGTTGTCTTTGCGGGTCGAACTCGTTTTAAAGGTTATTCAATTGTTTCTGGCGGCACGGCTGGAGAGTTAGATTTTCTTAACAGCGGTGTATCTGGAACTTCGTTTTTTAAAGCGCGTACTCTTGGAACAGACAATACAACACAGCATTATCATATTCCTGACGAAGGCGTTCTATTTAAAGATGGTTTCTATGTAACGTTTACCATTGGAACGGTAGACATGATGAACTTCTTCTTCGCGTAGGAGTTGCCTGTGGGCGATAAACCAATCAAGCGCAACAAGACTAATTACCGTCCCACTAAATCTGGGGCGGGAATGACTAAGAAAGGTGTGGAGGCGCACCGAAAAAAGAACCCCGGATCAAAGTTAAAGACCGCTGTTACGGGTAAGGTTAAGGCCGGAAGTAAAGATGCCAAGCGACGCAAGTCTTATTGCGCCCGTTCTTTGGGCCAGATGAAAAAGTTTCCAAAGGCTGCAAAAGATCCGAACAGTCGTTTGCGCCAAGCTCGTAAAAGATGGAAGTGTTAATATGACAATAAGCCGTGGTCAAATGAACAAACAAATCACTACTTCTCCTCGCAAAAAAGTCGCTATGCCTAGAGGCTTGAGTTATTTTAAAAACGGCGGAGAGTCTTCAAAAAAGTCTAAGGGCAGTAAAATCTGTCCTTCTGGAAAAGCTTGGGCAAAGAGAACATTTGATACATATCCTTCGGCGTATGCAAACATGGCCGCGTCCAAGTATTGTAAAGACCCAAACTACGCTAAGAAAAGTAAAAGGAAAAAGGGATAATGCTAAGTAAAGGTAACAAACGAAAAGTTAAGAAGGTTGTAACGGGTTTGAAAAAAGCTTCAAAGCTTCATGCTGGGCAAGCAAAAACTCTAAAAACAATGCTGCGTTCCCCTAGAAAGAAAAGTTAAATGGGCGAGCTAAAGAAATGGCGCGACCAAAACTGGGTCAGAATAGGCTCTGACGGGTCTATTAAGGGACCTTGCGGCACTTCTAAAGACAAGAAAAACCCAGACCGATGCTTACCTGAGAGTAAAGCTCGGTCTCTTACTAAAGCCCAGCGCAAAGCTACGGCTACAAAAAAGAAGCGAGCAGGCTCTAAAGGACAACAAGTTGTAAAAAACACAAAAGCTGCTACTGTTAAAAACATGTCCAGAGGTGGAGATCCTTCTGCGACACAAGCAAAAAGACCTTTTCGGGGCAAGACTCCTTCCGGAACAGTGGTGGCTAGGGGTTGTGGAATAGTATTAGGACGTAAACGTAAAAAAACAAAAGGATCTGTATCATGAAGAAAATGATGAAAAAAGGTTACGCTAAAGGTGGAGCCACAAAGAAAAAACCAGTTGTTGCAAAGAAAGCCGCGGGTGGTGTTATGAAGAAACGCGCTGGCGGCGCTATGATGAAGAAAAAAGGTTACGCTAAAGGCGGCGCTATGATGAAGAAAAAAGGTTACGCTAAAGGCGGCGCTATGATGAAGAAAAAAGGCTTTGCTAAAGGCGGCGCTATGATGAAGAAAAAAGGCTTTGCTAAAGGCGGCGCGGCTAAAATGAAGCGCGGCGGCGCGGCTAAGAAAAAATAAATAAATGCCTTTTTTGCAAAGTAACATACCTCACTTTAAGTGTTGGGTTCGTCGTGAGTATACGGTCAATCATGAGCGTTATCACGGCGAGTTCCTTCACGCTATGGTCATTGCCGTAACAACAATGCCCAACCGTTGTTTAAGCTTTCAAGTAATCTTTACGGGTTGCGAAGCTGATGAGGACGGCGATGCTAATGTTCATGGCGGTGCAATGTGGGCTCGTATGCCTATAACTGCCTTGGTTGCAGATGAGCCTTTAGAAGATTGGCCCAAGCCTATGGCTGTACACGAGGCACAACCTTGGGACTGCCCTTCACATACACACGCTGTATATACCTTAGACAGGGCTACTCCTTGTCCTTGGATGGCGAAGATAGATGGCAGGTTTTTCCCTGCTAAATATATGTTTACCGTTGATTACACAGATACCGACGTTGCAGATGATCCGGCTCAACACAAACAAGCTCATGTTATGCAGCTATTAGATGCTGATGAGTGGACCGGAAACATTGTAGCGTTACCTAACAATCGTGTGCGGGTAACTCACCCTGCGTGGTTTGAAACCGGAGAAGGCGCTCCAGACTTCAAACCTTCGCAGCATGTACATTATTCTAAATCTGATTTAGACTATACATTAGATGTAACCCAAATATTTGACAATATTTACAGCGAGGAATGAGATGGCGGTTTCTAATAGCGTAGATTTTGATCTTGATGTAGCTGATTATATTGAAGAAGCTTTTGAGCGGTGTGGCTTAGAGGTTAGAACGGGTTACGACCTTAAATCCGCCAAACGATCTTTAAACCTGATGCTTGCCGAATGGGCTAACCGGGGTTTAAATCAGTGGACTATTAAGCAGGTATCTTTGCCGTTAGTTACAGGTATTGCTGATTATCCTGCCGGAATATTAAATATGACAGTAGGGACTGTTAACGCTTTTAGATTGGGTGAAAATATTACAGGTGTAACAAGTGGTGCTACTGCTTCACTAACAAGTGCTACTTCTGCTACTGTTTTTGCTATAACTATACCTTCAGGGACATTTGTTGCGGGTGAAACTATTGTAGGTGAAACAAGTGGTGCTAGTACAACTGTAACTTCTGCGGTAGATTTTTTTAACGTAAGAAGCAATATAGATATTTTGTCTGTGGTAGTTCGGCGGGACGGGACAGACTTTGCTTTGTCTAGGTTAAGTAGAGATGACTATATTAATATTCCTAACAAGACCACTCAGTCTCGGCCTAACCAGTTCTTTTTAGATCGTCAGGTTACGCCGATTTTAAGGGTTTGGCCTACTCCAGAAAACGACACTGATGTTATTTTTTACAATGCTCTTACACGCATGGACGATGCTGATACCTTTATAAACAATATGGACATGCCGTTTAGGTTTTATCCATGTTTGGCCGCAGGGTTGGCTTATTATATTTCGGTAAAGCGGGCTCCTAATCGTGTTCAGATGTTAAAAGCTATGTATGAAGAAGAGTTTGAACGCGCTATGACTGAAGATCGTGACCGGGCATCGTTTAACGTTGTTCCAAAATACGATTATTACAGGGTGGGTTGATGAGCAAATTTGCAACAGGTAGAAACTCTTACGCGATCTCTGATCGATCCGGTTTCCGGTATCGGTATAGAGACATGCGCAAAGAGTGGAATGGTCTGCTTGTTGGTCGGGATGAGTTTGAGTCTAAACAGCCTCAACTAGGTCCGTTTCGTAAAGTGTCGGATCCCGAGTCCCTCAAAGATGCGCGTCCGGATAGAAAAGAGACCTTAGACGTTTATGTTGGTATTCCCTTAGTAGAGGAACCGCAACCTAGACCAACCCGGGTTTTTGGTTTTGTAGGAGTTGTCACGGTGGTTATATCATGAGTTATACTTACACCACATTAAAACAGGCTATATTAGATTATACTGAAAACGATGAAACAACGTTTGTAAGTAATCTTCCTGTTTTCATCAAAAACACAGAGGAACGTATTTTAAAAAACGTTCAATTAAGTTTGTTTCAAAAGAACGACGCTGGTGCAATGTCTGCCTCTAACAAGTTTTTGGGTGTTCCAAGCGACTTTTTAGCGCCTTTTGCTTTGTCTTTTACCGATAGTAATGGCAGCGTAGTATTCTTAGATTTTAGAGATTCAAACTTTGTGCAGTCTTTTAACCCAGACGCTACTGTAACGGGTCCACCTCGTTACTATGCTCAATATGATTTAAACAACCTTATTTTAGGACCTACCCCTGACAGTTCTTATGCGGCTGAAATACATTACTTTTACCGACCGACCAGCTTAACTAAGAGTCAGACAACTTTTTCGGTGGCTTACACTGGGGCAACTGTTTTTTCTGCGGGAGAGACGATTATTGCAACCCCTGCGGGAGCAACTTCTTCTACTGCAAACTCCTCCTTTGTTGTTACCGGAACAACCGGAACGGGAAACACAACTTTAACCGCTAATTTTCCTGCGGGTCTTACGGACGCTTACCCCCGAGGAACAGCGGCTTCAGGAACAGCTTTGGTGGGAAATACCAGCGGGGCTGTTGCGGTGGTTAATAGCGTCCCTAGTGGAACAACGTCAGAAAAGATTGTTCCGGACATTACTGAAACTTGGATTAGTGAAAACGCAGACTTAGCTCTCTTGTACGGAAGTTTAATGGAAGCGTATATTTTTATGAAAGGCGAGCAAGACATGCAAGTCTTGTACGAAAAGCGCTTTGTAGAAGCCATCATGGGGTTAAAACTTCTTGGCGAGAGCAAGGAAGTAACGGACGAGTATAGAACAGGACCAGTGGTGAGGCAAAAACAATGAATAACATGTCTTTTGGTGTATCAATGTCTAATGATTTTAAGGTGGGAGTGGAAACTACGGACAACCGTGGCTTTACTCCTGAAGAAACCGCGAAGCGTTGTGTAAGCAAGATTATAAATGTTTCCAAAACTGCGCCCCCCGAGATACGGGATCAGGCGCTTGCGTACCGAGATGAGGTTGAGAAGGTAATAGCCGTCTATATGAAACAGGCTATTCAAAGCGACAGAACTACGGTATATAATGCAATAAAAGATGCTGGTCAGTTAAAATTGGCAGAATATATAAGGAAAATGTAAATGGCTTTTAACGGCAACTTTCTATGCACTTCGTTCAAAGTAGAATTAATGAAGGGTGTTCATAACTTCACGGCAGCAAGCAATCAGTTTAAATTAGCTCTGTACACCAACAGTGCTACTTTTAACGCTGCAACTACTGCATACACCTCTGGCAACGAAATCTCTGGTACAAACTACACGGCAAAAGGAAACTTCCTGACCAGTGTTACGCCAGTGGCTAGTGGAACAACGGCTTTGGCAGATTTTGCAGATGAGGTTTTTTCAACGGTTACAATATCGGCCGTTAGGGGTGCTTTAATATTTAATGAAGCGGCTACTGGCGATCCAACGGTTTGTGTTCTGGACTTTGGCGCGGATAAAGCAGCCAGTTCCGGCGACTTCACCATTGTTTTTCCTACTGCCGATGCAAGTAACGCGATAATCCGGATAGCCTAATGGCCGATCCGGTTGCAGCCTTTCAAGGGTGGAATAGCTCCCTCCAAGGGTGGAACACCGGAACTTGGAATACCAATGTTGCCTATAATGTAACGGCAACCGCTTCGGTTAATAACGCTGCACCCAATATTGAAGGGGATGCGTTTGGGCAAGCAGGCGCAGTAGTAGGGACAGGCGCAGTTGGATCTGTTACTGTTGTTGGAAAGGCTAATGTTACCGTTACGGGCGTTGCGGGAACTTCGGCTTTAGGTAGTTTCTTTACCACCAACACAATGGTAACGATGACTGCTTCGGTCAACAGTGCAACAACGGCGACAGTTGGTAATGCCAATGTTCCCGTCACAGGGGTAAGTGCAACTGGGGTAGTAGGAACTTTAACAAACCCACCTTGGGGTCAAATTGTTCCAGATCAGAACCCCAACTTTTTAAACATAGCGCCTTCTCAAAACCCTTCTTGGGCTAATATTGAGAACGGCCGCGTAGCATAGGATAATAACATGGCAAGTGTATATACAAATGACTTACGGTTAGAGGAAATCGGTTCTGGTGAGCAATCGGGCTCTTGGGGCGACACGACCAACACTAACCTAGAATTAATTGCGGAAGCTTTTGCTTTTGGTACTGAGGCGATTACAACTAACGCTGACACACACGCAACAACAATTGCAGACGGAGCTTCGGATCCCGGACGTGCGTTGTTCTTAAAGTACACAGGAACCTTGGATTCGGCCTGTACGATAACATTAGGGCCAAACACGGTCAGTAAGATGTGGTTTATTCAAAACTCTACTTCTGGCTCTCAAAGCATTATTATTAAACAAGGGTCTGGCGCAACAATTACCATTTTAACAGGGGACACAAAGGCTGTTTATTCAAATGGCGCAGGCTCTGGCGCGGCTATTGTCGATGCCTTCACTAATATTTCCTTTCCAAGTTTATCTACAAGTACAGCAGGTACATCCAACCTACGCCTTGGCGTCAATGCTGGTGATGCAATAGCCTCTGGCGGTAACTACAACGTGGTCTTGGGCGATGAGGCTGGTACTGCTTTGACTACGGGTGATAATAATACAGCAGTTGGATTTGAGGCTTT